GCTGTAGCTCGCCGCCCTGCCGCCAGCAGTAGGCGACTTCGTCCGGGTACTTACCGGGACGCCACAGCCAAAAGAACGGCAACCCCTGGTTGAAGTGCTTGCGGAAAGGTTCCAGCGGCCCGCGCACCCAGTCGGGCGTGAGATTGTCTAGCTCGATGGTGGTCCCGGCTCCGTAGCGGATTACGCTGTTGCCGATGAGTTGGCCGGTTTCGCTTTCGTTGACCAGCAGCCGCACCGTCTCGCCGAAGCGGATCGGGGTGTGCCCCTGGTACAGCCGCCGCTGACCCCGTAGCGCCTTGCCAATGTGGACAACGCCAATGGACGGTGGCGCGCTTCCCTCGACGCGCAGCCGCCAGCGGTCACTTGATTGCTCGTCGAACAAAAACGCCAAGCCCCGATTGTCCCCCGTCGACCCCGACGCCGCCGTCACCCAGTCGTTGCCGTCGTGATACTCGATGTAGACGGAGCATTCGGCATCGCCTAGCGTGTGAGCCTCGATACCCGCGTAGTCCGCGGCTCGCACAGCCGGGAGCTGGACCTCAAGCGTTGCCGGCACGGTTTCCGGCGTCCAAAAGTCGGTCGTACCAATCAGCGCGTTTTCGGCATAACCGTCCGCCGTTTCGCTGCTGGCCGTAAGCTCGCCCTCGGCTAACAGGTTCTGATAGCCGAAAACAGGCGCATTGGGGTGAGCCTCGTCCGTGGCTGCTTGGCTTAGGACGAGGTTGCCGGTTATTGCTAGGGTCATGAGGACACCGCGAAAGTCATGCCCCGGTTGCCCGCCTCTTGGTTCAGCGCTTCGAATAGCTGCCCAAGCTGCTCGCCGGAGTACATTTGCGAGGGATCAATGCCGCTAAGGCTTACCGAGATGGGTGATTGCTGTTGCTGTCCTGTTTGCGACACCGGCGTACTGTCGGTTATCTCGCCGGTCCCGCTCATACCAGCCGATGACATATTGCCGCTGGACCCTTTACCAGATTTCAGCGCCGCGACAAGACCAAAGCCTTTGGTTGCGATCTTCGCGGCAGCGATCGGACCAGCGGGCCAACCAAGCTTCAAGGCCTCTGCTTGCCCGACCAGCGTTGCGGCAAACGCTTGGGATGCGCCAGCGATACGCGCAGTCTTCGCCATCCGGTCATTAACTAGCCCGTAAGCGGCAAGCATGTTCGTGCCTTCCTTGGCGACCAGGTCGACTTGTGCCCGCATGCTCTTTTCGTTGAGCTGCTCAAGATCCGATAACCCTTTGCGCCGGATTTCTTCCATGCGCTCGTAGTGCTCGGACTCCATTTGCTCCTTGAGGTGGTTGAATTCCTCAAGGGTTACGCGCTCATGCTCAAGCGCCTCGAAGAGGTGCTCCATCTTCTCTTCGTGACGGAGCTTTTCCACTTCATCCTCAGCGCGGAAACCTTCCCGAATTGCCTCAAGCCGCTTGTCGATGGCCTCGTGCAGCTGATCCAGCTCTTCCTGATGCTGTTCTTCCCCGCCGAACACGCCACCCATCTGTTCGCGGGCCTCCAGCGTCTTCCGGCTGGCCTCTTGCGCCGCCTCCGTGGCGTCGTCAACGAACTTTTTAATCTTGCCGGACGGCATGGGCTGCATGGCGAGGTCATGGAGCTCTCCACGTAGCTGCGCGACCTGATCGTCGGCCACATCGCTCATCGTCCGAATGGAGTTCATGAACGGTGAATCGCCGATAGGATCTATGGTCGCGATATCAACCTTCGGGAGTCTATTAAGCTGCTCGACAGTAGCGTTAACGGCCCGACCAACGGAGTCGATGAAAGCGGAGATTCCTTCGGCCGCCCGCCGTACAATACCCATGACTGCCGATCCCCAGGCGGCTGCCAACAGTTGCAGCCCCTTGAAGACAACACGCAGCCCTTGAATGGTGTCGGCAAACCATCCCGCGCCTGTCACCGCAATATCAAACGCCTTGTCGATAGCATCGGCAAAGCCGTTCGACTCGATAGCCATTTCGCTCAGCAGCGACGCAATGGCATCGATAAGCGGCGCGAACTTAACAGCAAACCGGTTGATGATACCGGTGCCGATCTCACGCAGCGTCGACATGGAGTCGTTGGCACGCTCAATGGTGACAACGTCGACATCGCTAAGTGCAAGCCCCAATGCGTCAGCTTGGCGCGCACCCTCGGCCAGCGTCTCGGGGTCCAGCCGCATCATGGCCGCGCCGGCACGGTCCCCATAGAACTCCGAAGCGACGGTTGCTTGCTGCCAGGCGGGTATTTGGTCGCGAATGGCTTGGTTAATCGTCGCCAAACGCTGGTCAAGCGGCATCTGCGCCAGCTCTTCGGCGGAAAGGCCCATTTGGTCGAGACGAGCCGCCGCTGTGCCCGATCCTTCCGCAGCGCGACCAAGTTGATTGGTCAGTTGGCGCGTGGCCTGCTCCAGCTGGCTATTACTAATGCCAGCCATATCCGCGCCACGCTGAACACCGGCAAGCGTGGCTTGAGTCGTTTGCAGCGATTGTGCAAGCTTGGCCTGGGTATCAATCGCCTGCATCGAGCGTGAGACAAGCGCAGCCCCAATGGCTGCTCCAGCCGCCACGATGGCCGCGCCGAACTTGGCAGCACCCGCAACGCCTGCCCGCATCGAGCGGCCCATGTCACGCATTTGGGCTTTAACGCCCTTAGCGTTGCGGTCGAATTCTCGCGTGTCGGCGCCAATGCGGACAACAAGGGAGCCTAACCTACCGGCAGACATCAGCTGTCTCCATAAGTGTCTTCATAAAGCTCTGCCACCTCGTCTTCCGTCAACGAGCCGTACATGCGTGTCGGGGTTTTGGCTTGAACTAGCCACCAGAATTCGACAGGGTGAAGCCGCCAGAACTCGGCTGGCGACATGCCCCAGTTGCCTACCGCCGCTTTGTACGCTTCCGCGACGAGCGACCGGTCTTGCCTTGCACTCCTTTTTTTTCTGCTCGCCGGCAGACGACGCTAGCGCGGCAGGCGGCAACATCAGCGTCAGGAGCGTGTTGGTAGCCTCCATGATGCGGGCCTGGGTCGCTCCGCCTTCGAACATGGAGGCGTAGACCTCATCGTCATTTACCCGTGCGCCCGCGTGCCTCAGGATCGCGGCGAACGCTTGAGCAAGACGTGCGACAGGGGCGGTCCCGCGTTGGCTGAAACGATCCAGCTCGGCAATGGTGATAACGTCCTCGATCTTGGCGATCGCCATCATTACGTCGTTTGCCGGGATGGTGTAGCTACGGCCTTTCCAGTCGAGAGTGATGTCTTCAAAATCGCCATCAGTCTTCCCCGTTGCCGTTACTGTTTCCGGGCACATAGATGACTTCGCCGCTCGATTGCAGCTCAGCGTCGAACGTTGTTCCTTCGTTGTATTCGCCAGTCTCGGAGTAGTTCGCCAGGAAAAACTGACCCGACAGTACGCCGCCGTCCGGGTACTCCAGCTCGGCCTCTCCCATACGCTGGCCGTTGAACCAATCACCTTTCAACGTGTCGCTTTTGGTGATGCCAGACAGGGAGATGTCGACCGATTGTTCGCCCGGCTCAGCGAGTAACTCACGCCAGCCGTCGGAATCGTCATCGGTGACATCGACGGGCTCGGAATTGCACTGCGGATTCTTCGTCCGAATCCCTGCAACCATTTCGTTCTTCCAGCGGAACTTGACCGCGCGGCCTTTAAATCCACCACTCATTGCTAAATCCTCGTTGCTACGGGCACAAAAAACCCGCTCAGCGGCGGGTTGTCAGGGCTTTTTCAGAAGAGCCGACCTAGTCGGCCTCATGCTCCGTTGGGATGATCGACTCAGGGGCGTCTTCGTAGGTGTAGTATGTCGCCATAAACGTCATAGCTAGCCTCCCGACACGACGCTCCCCTTCGCCGGAATAGTCGGGCTGGGTCTCGGATAGGTAGAAATTCGCGAGGCGACCCCCAAGCGTGGGCTCAGTCATCAGCACCGATTCCACTTCGGCCGCAATGCTGTCGGCCTCCCTATCAAAGTCGTGTGCCCCTCTAACGTGCACTGCTACCTGAACCTGAAGCTCGCGCCTCATGTCCCGGTCATCGGTGTACTGCTCGGAGCGCTCGTTGCCGGTGGCGACAGTAAGGCCGGGCAGCTCCCGGCCCTCCAGTGCGTGGAGCCGCGTCTCGTAGACATTGCCGGCCACCCGCTGGACCAGCAAAAGCCGTTCAGCAACCGCCTCGCGGATCTTTGCCCTTGCATGCATCACAGCCCGTCAATCCTCTCAAGCACCATGCGCATCATGCCGCCGAAATCGTCCTCAAAGGGCGGCACGATTTCATAGGTGACACCACGAATAACGATGTCCTGCCGCGTCTCGATACCTAGTCTTTCGGCGTCTTCTTTCAAGCACCAGGCCTCCGTGATGTAGCCGGACGTATCCAGCGTCTCGAAGGGTCGCCGGTTGAATACGACACGCAACGGCTCGCGCTGCATGCCGTACTCGGCTGGCTCTCCCATATGCCGGAGGACGGAACGATTAAGCCTGTCGTTCATTAACTTCCGTTCGCTCGTGCGCTCTGCAACATGCCGGGGTTCGTGCACATAAACAGCGGATAGCTGTATGCCTCGATGTCGGCCCACATGTTGCGCTCCAAGTCGGGGATAATCATGGAGTACAAGCGTTGCCCCGGCGTGTTAACGAAATCGAACGTCTCGGCGGGCGAGAAAACAGCCTCAAAAACGCCTGGCGCGTTAACCGGGAAGAATTTGGCCTTATCAGTGTCCACAGCCACTTCGGAGCCGTCGTCAGTGCCTCGGTAGTTGTGGAACACAATTCCGCCGAACCGGAACGATTCGAATGCAGCGCCTTGACGGAGATCAGCGGCTGCCGAGTAGTTCAGGTAGGTCTCTTTCACGCTCTTGTGGGAAATCAGCATGTCGTAGAACTGATCGCCGCAGATGGCATGCACTTCGGTCTGCGGCGTGGCGGCACCCTTCGCAGCACGAAGCATCTGCCGAACCACCTGGGAGCATTTGGTTCGAACTTCCGTGGTTGCAGTACCAAGCGCGAAGTTGATCTCGTCCGGCTGGGCAATGCCAAACTCCTGGAACCAATCATAAATGACCGAACCGTCGGCATCAGTGACGACACCCTGAACAGCGCCCAAGCGCATGTTCTCGTGGGTCAGCTCGATGTTGCGGACCAAGCCAGTCGGGCCGCCTAGGCGGCGCGCGATTTCGGCCTGAACCTGCTCCATTTCGGTTTCAGTCCCGAACGCGCGAATGTTCTGCAATTCATCCGCCATGATTCGGTCAGAGGTGGCGATGCGACTGGTCCGGAAATCTCGGATCTTGCGCTTCTCGTTCTTGCGCTGATCGAGTGGCGAACCACGTTCACTGGTCTGGATCAGGGACAGCTTGCCTTCGCGCTCTTCAACGGCCACGGTGGTGGTGCGGACTGGGCGCGGGTCAAAGATTCCCAGAGACCCAAGCATGGACGGCTGAAACGGCACCTTGTTAATAGCGGCCGTCAGCTCCACCATGCTAAAGGCGTTCTGCTGGAAGATATCCATCGTTGCCATGATTTCTTGCCCTCTATAAATACAAAAGGCCCGCGTTGCGGGCCTGGGTAATCAGTCTGTAAGTTGGCGGGTGGTTACCGGAGAATGATGTATTGCTCTGCCAATTCCTCGACGGCTGCATCCTGATCCTCGGCGGAAATACCGGCAGGCCAAATAAGTTCCTCACCGTTTACCTCGGCAAGACGAGCAACGGCAACTCCGTCGACGGGCCATCGGAAGCGTCCGCGCCAGCATATAGAATGGCGACAGCTGTCTCCGAACCGTCTTCGCTGCCAGGGCTTAATTGCACATAATTGCCGTTCGCGCTCAGCTTGCCCAGGACAGTGCCCGCCTCTAGCGCCTCGCCACCGGCGACGGTAATCGCTTCGCGGGAGATGGTTTTATTCCCCTCGCTCACCATAAATTCGCCAGCGTGCTGGCCTTCGATCAATGCAGTCATGCTTGGTCACCTCGTACGTTGCTGAATGCCTTGTCCCAGCCAGCCTGGTGGGATTCGGAGTTTTGGTTGAGTGAGTTGTCGATGTGTTGCTCGTTTGCCGCCTTGGCGTTCGTCACTGCGATTCGGAGCATTTCGACGGGGTCGTCGATGTGCGAAAGAATGGGGCCAGGGTCCAGTTCGGCGGCCGCAAACACGTCGCGAACCTTGCCGATCATCTCAATGCGAGATTGAACTTCAGACATCGGCAGTTTTGCCTTAACGAAGTCAACCGCCAGTGCGGGGATATCCGCCTCCGCACAAGCAGCAATCACGGCTTCCGCCGCTGCGGGCTCGGGGCCGCGCTTAAGTTCATCGATCTGCCGGCGCAGCTTAGCTACCTCACTGGCGTTGCTTTCCCCCGACGACCTGAGTGCCTTCCGCGTTTGCATCTGGGCGCGCTCTAGGACCTTTTCTAAATCTTCCGTGCATGCAACCGCCTGCAAATGCTCGTCCGTCGAATCGGCAAAACCCCATGTCACCGCCTCTTCAGCGGTCATTGTGGTATCCGCCTTCATCAGGTCGATGATGTCTTCCCGGTCCATGCCGCTACGCGCTTGGTAGATGTCAACGATACTGTCCCGGATCTTGTCTAGCCGGTCCGCCATATGACGGAAATCGTCAGCATCCCCAACTGCCGCAGTGAGGGGGTCATGTACGAACATCGTCGTTCCAAGCGCCATATGGAGCCGGCCGGGATCAGCGGCCTGCGCAATCACTGACGCGATGCTCGACGCCTCGCCAATAACGGTAACCTTCACACTAGCGGAGTGATTGCGAAGATAGTTGGTAATGGCGACGCCATCGGTAACCACTCCACCAGGGCTGTTAATTTCGAGGTCGATTTCCTCAACGTCGCCCATAGCGTCCACAGTACGAATAAATGTGGTCGCTGTTGAGTCCGTATTGGTCAGCCAGTTGTAGCTACCCACCACACCTTCGATACGCATTTTGGCAACGCGCTTATCCTCTTCACCCTCTCGCTCGGTGGCGACGTTTAAGACCTTAAGCCAGTTCATAGGCCCTCCGATTGTTCAGAACTCTCTGGAAGCCCAGCCTCTCGCCGAAGCTCCCTAAACCTTTTCTCTGCCTCAACGTTGTCCCTCTGTATCTGTTCAAGATCCCATCCAGTCTTCGCCGCCTCCCCTTCATGACTAGCCAGGTTGTGCTCGATAGCCTTGATCTTGGCTTCAACATCTTGGGTGGGGTGAAGATACGGCCAACCTTGAGGGCGCCATTCATGGGCTAAGTATTCGTGCCTACGCAGGGCGTACTGACGCGCCTCCAGGCGGCCGCGCATAACGGCAGCATCTGTCCACCAATGCCATATACGGCGACAAACCTGGAAGATCATTAGGTGGTCTTGATCGGCCTCGATACTGCGCCTGAACTCGTGCAAGATCGCCCTGACGAGCCGGTCATTAACCTTGGACCAATCCCCGGATAGGATTTCGTAGGGGACGCCGAGGCCAACGCCCATCCCGAGAATCTGCTGCCTCATAAAGTCGGCGTAACCTGCGCCTGTATCATCGCCATCGAACATCACCGGCTCTTCACCCGGCAAGCCCGACAGAAACGTTCCAGGCTCCGCGTTGATTGACGGGACGCCGTCATCGCCCTCGTTCACCGGCTCGCCGGTCATTGGATCAAACTTCCAATCGTCCTCGCCGACGTATTCCTTCTTGATAAAGCCGGTGTAAGGCGCTCGCGTTTGCTTGCGCACCAACTCGGCATCATCATAAGAATCAAAAGTGTATGCCTTAAGGAGCGCCTGAGCGGTAACCGGCTCTCCGCGAAGCTGTCCTGGCCTGAGCGGCAAGTAGTGATGGATCACGCTATCAGCAGGAACCCGGACAAGCTCACTAGCGTCAACTCTCGCGCTTGAGTCGTCCGGATGCTCCCTATACATCCAGTAAGCTACCCGCCGACCGCGCAAGTCGATCTCGATTCCGTGCCGGATCTGGTTGCCGTTGGCGGCAGTCTGGTTAAGCCAGATAGGAACGAACTCAGGCTCTAGGATTTGAAATTGAATAGGCACCGCCAAGCCGTCGCTATCTTGACGCATTCTCCTGCGCACAAAGACTTCCCCGGCCTGTCTTCGAGTGCGGCTGCATAGGGCCTGCATCCCGTAGATATCCAGAACGCCATCGGCGTCCATTTCGTCAGCGGATCGGTCCCATAGCGCATTTTGGCTTCTGCGGAAATCTTCGTCCTCTACGCGCGAGCGCGGAATTATCCCAGTCCCTATCTCGTTGGAAACGAGAGAATTAACACCCTGCCTAATCCAAGGATTGTTCCGGTAGCCGGCCCTACTACGATTCCTCAGCGTGTCTAAACTGCCTACCAGAGCATCATTGGGGCCTGAGCGTGGAGCATACCAATTCGAGGCGCGTCGACCCTGTCCCGCGCTGTCATAGGAAGACTTATTTGCCACGAAAGGCATGCCGCGATGATTCACAATTACGGAGCGCCGCATCGCTTATATTCCTTTGCTGACATTGACGCGCAACTGACGGGGCCGACGTTTCCCTGTGCCCTGCTGGAGGGATTCAACGATGCGCGCTTCCGCCTTTAGGAGCTCATCCATGCTGCGATACGTGACGCGACGGTCGGAAAACTGTACGGTCAGCTCGCCAGAGGCGATAGCAAGCCTTATGTTTTCCAGATCAAGTTGGGTAAATGCCATATCAGTTGAACCTGAATCGAGCGCGGCGTCCCCGCGTTGTGGGTCTCGGCTGAGTCTTCATCTCTCGCCGCTCGTCTTTAGTCATCACGTTGGCGTTGCGCTCCATTGGTGCGGCCCACGAAGGAGGCGCGGCCCAATTGATCTTGTCGCCTTTCAGATATAGCCAGAGCGCAGCTGCATAGACGAACAAGTCAAATGTCTCGTTAGGTCGGCCAGGGATCGGCTCCCAGCCTTTCTCAGTTCGCTGCTCTGCGGTCAATTCGTCGTAGTAGCGACCAGGGAGCCAATCAGGAAAATGCACATATCCGGGACCGGGTGACTCGCGCTGAAGGTCCGCATAGACTGCATCCTTAACCTGATTCCCGTTAACCAGGATCACGGGGACATCACCGCGTCCTCCGCTTCGACGATCCTTGCGGCTTGAGCTATCGGGATACGTCTCACGGATACGCCCGACCGCCCGTTTTTCGCCTTTAACGAGACGAACGCGATTCCCAAGCCCTGCCCGCTTCAGTCCTCGCCACCATTCGTAGGCACGCTCGGAGACGCCAGCCTTCCCGCCAAGGTCAACCCCTGCCCTATGGACGCGAAGTTCCCGTCCGCCTTCAAGCCGGTACGTAGCGTTGACTACCTTCTCCGTGACCTTGTCCCAATCCTCGATCCGAGCGGCCGGGTCAACGTCTGTTATCGGGTAGCGATCAATCAGCCAGCGCTCGCCCCGCTCCCCATAGCCAATGATTGCGACCTCGAAACGGGCCCTTTTCTTGGCGTCCCGGCTTGATTTCTTGCCGGCCTGCACATCGACTACGCCAATTAGCGTTCTCACACCTTCCGGAACAACGAACCGCTCAGACGGTTCGGCACGCTCCGACAAATAACCGCCATCTCGGGTGTCGTCTTGCTGGGCTTTGTAAAGGTAAGGGGCCGCCATATCGGTATTGATAACCGACTTCAGCGGTTCTTCATCGCCAGTGCGCTCGTAGTTATCAATCGCATGCAGATAATTAGCGATGATTGAGCGCCAAGACTGGAAGGCTGCAAACCAGCCCGGCATCCAGAACGAGGCGCGACGGCTTCGACGGCCCTCGCCGCTGACGACGCCATCAGAGCCAATTGTCTGACCCTCTTTAAGCCAGCGCGCGCTACGCTTGAACTTCCTCTCATCGCTCTGAGAAATAAGACAGCCGCTAGCAGTGCAAATAAGCTGCGCCCGCTCCGCTCTTGAATCGATGCTCCCGTCGTCTGGAATCATTGCCGCTTCTGGCCCAGCCTCCGGCGTAAAATACTCGCCGCAGCACGGGCATTTCCCATAGAGACGACGGCGATCTCCAGTATTGTAGAGCCCAAGTATTCCTGAAGTCGGCGGGGCCTCGTGGGGCGTCTTCCGTCTCCACTTGGGATCGCGCACCGGCCGGGACGGCGAAGACTCCGCACACGTCATGCCCCGGCTTAGGAATGTCGTTGTACGCTTCCGCGCAAGGTCGAACGCCGAACCTTCGCCGCCAATATCCTCCGGCATACGGTCGTAATCGGTCAGCGCCATACGCCCGATAGCACGGCCTGCAAGCTGATTCTTTGACGGCCAACCTAATGACAAGATCATGCCGCTAGAGAACGTCTTGTCATGCGTGTTGTCATCCTGGCCTGGACGAAGTCGAGCGCGAAGGTCGGGAGAAGCGGCAATCAGTCGGTCGACTCGACGCCGACTGTAATCGCGCGCTGTGTCCTGAGCCGTCTGAATGACTGTCATGTCGCCTGGATCGGCAACGATGCTGTGCGCAATCCAGTTATCAATTAGCGCCTGGGTCTTAGCAGACTGCGCTGGCCCCACAAATATGACTGCCTCGCACTCACGAGATGACAGGCGCTGCGCCGGCTCCACCATGTAATGTGTCAGATCATTCGACCACGGACCTTGGTAGCCGCCCGGAATGTCAAGCACAACATGTCGCTCAGCAGCCTCAGGCACTGTCAAGCGGCGCGGCGGCCTAACGATCTCGGCGACCTCGGCCAGGATGCTTCTTGCGCTGGCGAGGTTAGACATTATCGTCTTCCTCTCCAGACAGTTCTCGGTAAAGCTGGTCCCGCATGCGATCTACAGTGCGCTGAATAACCGATGTCTGCTCCGGCGTGAGGCCCGCATCACGCTCAACAACATCAGTCAATGTTTCCAGGCCCAGCATGACCGCCTTCAATGCCCCCGCCCATGCCGAGCGTACATCCTCGGCTTTAAGCAACTGGCCAAGCTCTTGCTCGTACTCCAGGCGTTTCAGCTCGGAGGCATACCATCGGTCGCGTTCAGTCGCCGGAAGTTCGTTCGGGTCAGTGGCGGCAGCTGGCATCGCATCGCCGTAAAGCGCCGGTCCAACGTCTCGCCAGTGATATACCGGGTGCCCCGACTTTGTCCCCGACGGCTTGATGCCTTGAACCTTACGCGTAATCGTCTCCCGCGCCATCCCCGTCATTTGAGACAGGCGATTTATGCTGAAGAGATTCGCGTCATTGACGTTGGCAACTGCACCCATGATCTACCAAGCCGACAGCCCGCCTCGACCAATGAAACCAAGGCGTTAGATGGCTTTGTTGTTGAAGTCTTGTGGAACTGAAAAAACTGTCGAGAACCGGGGTCGCGAATTACCCACGGTAATCGCTCTTGCTCAGGGTCCCCGCTCGATCATCGAGCCGTCCTCAACGCTCGCTCCACAGCATCACGCAGATTGCGCGCATAGTTGCGACGTACAGCGGCGTATGCCGTCTCGTAGAACTTGAAGGGACGGTCGGCATAACGTGCTTGGCTCTCCCATGACACGAGCATACGGATGCGTTGACCGCCTCTCCTGCTGCGTGTGCCAACGCGCTCCCATATGCCGGCGCCGCCCTGCCCGCCTCGCGGGGTTCCACTGAAATACTTCTGCCTGTTGGAAAGCAGGCGCTTTACCTTGCCCTTGGGCATGTTCCCATATGCGTTCTTACGCATGTTGGAGGTGGGTACTGGGATAGCTTGGCCGCTTGGCCGTCTTGTGCCGCCGTCTACCTGATAGCGCAGATACTGTTCCTGGGTGGGGCGAACGAATATAGCCGCTTGCAGGTTGCGCTTAGTAGCACGTCGGTATGCGATACCCCTCTTAGTGAAAGGGGTTGGCCTGTCCAGCTGGTCTGGCATGCTGGCCATTACAGACTCACGCCCGCCCATCGCTGTACGGGTTAGTGCCATTGCGGTAGCGAACGGGAGCTGCTGGCGCTGCACGTTATCCAGATTCCGCAGAATCTCGCGCTCACCTATTACCGCCCCACCCATACTCTCAACCTCGGGCGGCACTAGGCCGCCTCCTCGTTAAACACTTCCGCGAGCACGTCGACGTGATACGTCTTCACCGTGCCAAACACTTCGCTATGCGCCTCACCGGTGTCCACGCCATATTCACGCGACAACTTTGACGCCTTACGACCGAGCAGGCTTGCCCGTTTAACGTCCAGACTGAGACCGCGCAGCGAGGCATAGCCGGCCACCGTGTAGTAGTCGCGGGGCGAGGTCTCGACCTTGGCGCGGATGTCTGCGATTTCGTTCCGCTGACTTGCCTGCTCCTGCTTAACTGCATCTAGTTGGGTCAGCATTGTGGCGACGGCGGCAAGCTGTGGGTCTTTGATAACAGGCAGCGCCGAGTCCATAGCCTTGAGCTTGGCCAAGACGGTGCGGCGCACGGCCTTTGACTCGCGCATCCCGACCAAAGTGCACTGGTCACGAGTGAGCTCATAGAAACCCACCTTTGCGCCATTCCGGGGGTGCGTAAAAGTTTTACGCGGTCCCAATTCGCCCTCTAGCTCATCCTCTACGCGGGCGAGAAAATGCCTATTCGCCACCTCGCTCTCACCGTGCTCTAAGCGG